CGTGGACCCAAAGGCTGAGATGTGGAAGTTGGACTCCACATTTGTGGGCAGGTATGCAGAGCAAGATGCGTCTGTCACCTTACGTCTGTGGGATAGGTTACGGGCTGACCTTGTAAGCGATGAATGCACAGGCATATTTGATCTAGAGTCAAGCCTGTTGCCAGTTCTTTTGGACATGAAAACTCGCGGTGTGCGGGTTGACATTGATAAAGCTGAACGTGTGCAGAAAGATTTAAAGCAACGTGAAGATGTCTTGTTAGCGGAAATAAAGGATCTTACCCAAGTCAATGTCGAACCGTGGGTCGCTACATCTATAGCAAAGGCGTTCGATGCCGTTGGGCTGACGTACAATAGGACAGAAAAGACGAATGCTCCTGCCTTTACAAAACAGTTTCTTGCGAACCATGACCACCCACTTGCGCAAAAGATTCTGCGCCTTCGTGAGTTTAACAAAGCCAACACGACTTTTGTTGAGACTATACTTCAGCATTCGCATAACGGTCGTATCCATTGTGATTTTAATCCTCTTCGTTCAGATGAAGGGGGCACAGTCACAGGACGATTTTCTTCGTCCAACCCAAACCTCCAGCAAATCCCGGCAAGAGACCCAGAAATCAAAGCGATGATCCGTGGTTTGTTCATCCCAGAAGAGGGATGTAAGTGGGGTTCTTTTGACTACGCCTCACAAGAACCACGCTGGCTTGCCCACTACTGTTCTACACTAAAAGGCGCACACCGTCACCCACAAATAGACGACGTTGTAAAAATGTATAACGAGGGTGAGGCTGACTTTCACCAGATGGTGGCGGATATTGCTGGCATTAGTCGTAAACAGGCAAAGACTGTGAACCTTGGTATCATGTATGGTATGGGTCGTGGTAAGCTGGCTGGGGTTATGGATATCACAGAAGAAGAGGCCAAAGAGTTGTTGGGTCAGTACCATGATAAGGTGCCGTTTGTAAAAGGCATCGCTGACTTTGCTATGGACAGAGCACAAAATGTAGGACATATCCGAACGTGCTTGGGTCGTAAGTGTAGGTTTGACATGTGGCAACCTAAGTCATACGGTTATAGTAAAGCATTACCGTTAGAGGAAGCAGCGAAAGAGTACGGCGGAAGGGCCGCTATCAAACGTGCCTTTACATACAAGGCACTCAACAGGCTGATTCAAGGATCAAGTGCTGACCAGACCAAGAAAGCGATGGTTGATTGCTACGCAGAAGGTCTGCTTCCTATGCTGACGGTACACGATGAACTTTGTTTTAACATAGAGAATGACAAACAGGTGAAGCGAATAACAGAAATCATGACAACCTGCGTTCCTAATTTGAACATACCGTTTGAAGTTGATTCCGCAATCGTAGATAACTGGGGGGAGGTGGAGTAAATAATGTTTACCGCAATCTTGGTAGCCTGTCACGCATACACAAATGTGGGCTGCTTTATGCTGACTGATGACAGAGGCCCATATGAAACTATGGAACAGTGTGAAGAACGCATCGATGAGATGTTAGCTAACACAATAAGAGTGTGGCTTGATCACAAAGCACCGTTAGTTGTAACAGGATGGAATTGTAAAAGAGATGTATCAGAAACCTAAGTGCTGGGCATGTGGGCATGACCTAATATGGGGTGGTGATCATGACAGTGAAGATGCAGATGGCAAGGAATATATTGAATCAAACTTGTCCTGCTCCAACTGTGATGCGTTTTATCTGTACTTTCAGCCCCTAGATTGCGATTCTGAGCGACCTGAAGGTAGTTAGACACGGCTATCGTTGCTGAAGGCCCTGAGAATCGATGTTTTTATTTAGTAAAAACAAGCACATAGAAAAAGGAAGGGACTTGCCCTTCCTTGTGTAAGACCCCTTACCTTTGCGGGGTTTGACTATTTTGAGCTTGAATCGTCGTAGTTTCAGGCTTCTTGCGACTGGGTTCTTGGTTCGCATGCTACTTCTCCTTGACAGCAGTCATCAACTATCTGACCACATGTAACACATTGTTCGTGTCCGTGTACATAAACTGTCTTCAGATTGCCCTGACACCGTGGGCAGCGGGGTGAGCAGTGTTCTTTACTCTCCATCTGCCTGTGCCCTCATGCGTGTTACCAAACGACGTGCGCGGTTCGGCACCTGCGTATACCACTTCGAGTCTACCATCTGATCGGCTGCTTCATTGAAGTCTCGTGCGTCTACCCCTGCCTTCATTCCGACAAACTTTGACAAGCGGGGATACCCCAGGTTGAACATCATGTTTGCAATGATAAGCTGGCACTCTTCTGGCAGGTCATTCCAGTCTGGGTACAGACGGTGACAGTCCTCAAGTGTAACAGCGATGTCCAACTTAAACACGTTGTCCACACGTTCCTGTTCTATGACTGTACCAACAGGTTTGCCGTACTCAGGGTCGTCTTTCTTAATAAGGTGACCAATTCCAAAAGTTGGTAAATTTAGGTGGTCCAAATATATTTCGTACTTGCAGCCCTCGTCGGAGGCAAGCTCCTGACGTAGCTGATCTATGGTTGCTGATTTCATTGTTGTGTCCTCTGGAAAATCTGTAAGTTCTTCAGCGCATCGATTGGATTGCCGCCGGAAAGTAATGGAAGTATACCACCACTGCTCTGTGGTTGTGAAGTAGGTGCGGGAGCCGCCGTTGTTTGGGCAGGAGCGGCCCCCGCTTGCGCTACCGCCGGAGGAGTTGCGGTTGCTGCAACTGATTGTTGTTGTACTGGCTCGACTGATGCTTCAGGTTGAGGTTCTTTTGTTTCCACCGCCAGAGGTTTGTTGCGATACTCTTTTCTAATAGCGAGAAGTTCTTTCCGTGGAAATACGGATCTTAATTCATTGTCACGGATATTTTTGTTAACAGTTTGACTAATATCTACAGGGTCAAACTTTCCTCTGCGTACTTTGCTTAAACCAGAACCACTGATTCTTGCTGCTTTCAACTGCTTTCTAATTTGTCTGTCGCTCAAGCCAAGGGTCTTCATGTCTTGAATGACGTTGTAAAGTTCTCGTTGGACTTTAAAGTTTGCCTCGTTAGCCGCTCTATATGCGTTTATGAAATCTTGTGGTGTTGCGTTAGCTCTGTTTGAAACCGCTGTAAATATATTGTTTGCATTTTTTCTAGCTTCAGCAAGCTCGTAACCTCTGAACTTTAAACCAGTTGGTTCAATGGGCATTTCGGTAATGCCTGTAAAAGCACGAGCTAATTCCGAAGACAGTTCTCTTTCTCTCTTCATTCTATCCACAGATGAAATACCAACAGTCTCTTCTAAGTTGAGACCATTTACAAAACCACGGGCAAAGCGACTGGCTTCAAGTTCACCAGAGCGAACGTCCACAGGTATAACGGACGGAAGCAAACCATCTAATATATGAGCAAAACTTTTTGCTAACCTATCCCCAGCAGAATCTTCTGGATTGTACACTCTTGCACCCGTTTGCGTCTGACCTCCACGTCCACCGAGAAACTGCCCTGCCTGACGAAAACCTATAACTTCTGTGTCCGGGTCAAGCACGTCACGAATTTTTGCTGTGATGATTGCCTCTTCGGTAAACGGAGCAAACAGTTCAGAGAGCGATGCATTAGCAGCTTTGGCAGTTATCTGCGCGCCATTTAACCCTTGCAGCCGTCCTTCTTCGGCTTTATTGATAGCAGCAATAGCTATCTTTTCTAACATGTCGTATGGATTAGAATAGCTATAATTTATATATGTGGGCAGGCCAGTTTCTTTGTCTATACCTGTGGGCAAGAGCCTTGCGTTCTTTTCCCAAGACGGAGCCAGTGACCGCTGATACGCTTTCATTTTTTCTTCACTAACACCTGACAGTTCGTATGCCAGCGCAGACATCCCTGCGGGTAACGCACCAAATGTTGTGATAGCACCAGTTAATCGACGCAGTCCAATCTGTCTAATTTCTGGTATTTCACTTGCTAACTCATCCACACCACGAGCAATTGTGTTCGCCCCTGTTCTAAGAATCTCATACGGAAAAGCTATGAAGTTACCAACAGGTGCCCGACGTAATGTTCTTATTGCCTCTGGTGCCATGTTGTAGTTTGGCACTGTATTGCGGACAATACGAGCAGCTTCTTCTCGTAGAAGTCTTTCGGCTGTCTCTTCACCAGTAACGGTTATGCCACGACGTTGTACCAAGTCAGCAATAATCTCAGAGTCATTTTTACCTGCCTTACGATATGCGTTCTTCAACTTGTTTAATTCAAAATCAAAGTTGTATATCTTCCATATGTCGTCCCCTGCTTGGTATAGATTCTCAGCTTTCTTACCCAGGTTTCCTACAAAAGCTCCCAACTGATTGTCTGTAAATTTACTACCAAACTTTCTGCCAACAGGTATGCCGTTGATCTCCTCCACACCATAACCAAAACCTTTTTGAATTAGGTCTTGCAGTTCTCGAAGCTGTGCCTGTGTGCCAATAATTCCAAGTTCTTGTAGCTCAGAAAAAGTTCGCGCTGCCTGTTCCGGTGCCACGCCAGTAAACAAGTTGTCATAAACCAGTCGAACTGACTCGCCAAGATTTGCACCTCTACCTATGTTGCCTTGTGCAAGAGCAAACAATGAAGCTGTGGTTACGTTTCTAAGTTGAGTGATTGGAGACAAGACCGTCTTACCAAATTGTGTAGCACCTTTAACTCTAAGAAAACCTGAATAGGTAGATCTGATAGCATTACCTAGAACACCTTGGTCTCCGATAACAAGTCTTGTTAGGTCTTGTGCTATTTTATCGGGCACAGCAAAGCCACGAAGAGACCCAAAGTCTCCCTCATCTAGTTTTAGTTTTGTACCTTGAGGTGTGGTGTCAGGGTCTAATATTTTATACCCAGAATCTGTAAGCTCCTTTCTTTGTGCTGAAGACATTCCTGTCGTGTCTCTAAAGAGTTGAGCTATCCCTGGGTTAGCTAATGAACCATCAGCTTTTCTCTGTGTAGCCAAAAGACGAATCCTTGAGAAGTAATCATCTACAGCTTTAAACTCTGCTAAGTCAGCTACAGTTCCAAGAAAACTTTCTTTTGGATCTGTAATCTCACCCAATAGTTCACGCTTAAACTTTGGCAGATTTGCTCTGCTTGCAAACAGCTTTGCGTTTATCCTGTGGTCTGCTACTCTTGAGGAGTTACCGAGTTTGCCGCTTCCCACTTTTCTTGTGTTGTTTTCTAAAAAGTTCTTTGCCGCTCTTTCCGCCGCTGCTCTAGAAATATTGTTGGGATCTACGAACTCAAAGATAAGTCCTTTATCAAGTTCAGGAGACATGGTTTCTCTCATACCAAACTGACGCAAAAGGTCCTGTCGTTCAGCGGGAACGTTGCTTTTATTAATAATCTTTGATAGTTCTTCAAGAGTTGCTGCTGGACTTTGTTGAAAACCAACAACACCTTTTTCAAACGCTTCGTTCGTAGGAGTGTAGTTTTTCACTTCAAAAGATTGATAACGCCTGCGGAGATAAGTGTTTATGTTTTTGTTTATCTCACCTCTTAGTCGAGCAGCTTCTTTTGAATTTATGTCATCCATTCTTTTTAAGAAATCACTTTCTAAAACATTCTTATTCAAAGACTGAATAAGACCGCGCATGTTCTTGGCCTGTTCAGCAACATTATCTGGAAGCTCTGCAATAGCACGGTCCCGCATCTGTTGTGTCGGAGCGGTCATAAACTCTTCGATGTTGTTAAACATACTTTGTTTGGTTAAAGGACTTGCACCATTTGAAACCTTGTCTGCTTCTTTCAAGACCTTGTTTATTTCTTTATCCATAGAACCAAGAATGTTCTTAGCAGTCTTGATGATTGCATCAGTCTGTCCTGTAACAAGCAGTCGTGCCTCTGCGACTTCTTCTGGCATAAATCCACGATAACGAAACACGGAAGCTATATCAGCCAACTTGTTAGCAACAATGTTTTGTTGCTGCCCTAACGCACGTCTGGCTTCGATATTTTGCAGACCTTCAGAAACTTTTCTTCCAGCAGATCTGACTCCTGTAGCCGTTCCTCTGACCGCTTCTCTTAGAATAGGTGTTTCAGTTAATACTTTTCCTGTTGCTGCAACAGTCCCGGCTATAGCTACGGGGGCAACGGTAGCAATTGTACCAGTTTCAAATCCTACTTTAAGTTTGTTGCCTAACCTGCGCAGAGCTTCTTCTCTACCTGAAAGACCAATCTCTTGGTTTGTTTGTGTAGGGCCACCTTCAAAGAAATCACCAATTGTTGTAATACCATCTGTTGCAACCACCGCATCTGCGAGACCTGCGGCAGCAACCTGTTGTGCCCCCAAAGCTAGTTTCTCACCCTGTGTCAGATCTCTTGTAGGGCTAGACTTTGCTGCGGGTCGAAGAGTTGTAGGTGTTTGTTTGGTAACTATCTGACCATCTTTGACTGCTTTGCGAAGTCTGCCAGCTTTACTGAACTTACTGACCTTGCTCACCGCGCTGGCTGCACCAAGACCGGGTATAACAAACTGAGTAATTACTTCTGTGCCTTTACCAACCAGACCAACGGGGTCAATACCTGCGGCCTCGCGCAGCTTGTTGGCAGCGTCAGTAACAGAAGATGCATAGTCGGTATCAGCCGCAAGGTCCACGACCGAAGCACCGAGTTCCAAGATTCCCTGTGGTATGCCTATGAGACCAGAACCAACGCCCTCAAAGAACTCTTGCGCCACACCTTCATACTCAGGATCTGGGTCAGGGGTAGGTTGTTCTTGTACTTCTGGCTGCGCTTGTCGCTGCTCTAGTAAAGATTCAACTTCATCAATTGATTTGTCTGGGTGGTATTTATTCATGTACCCTTGAACAAGATCATCGTCCGACTTGTCCGAGTACATTGGATACGCCTGACGAAGGGAGTCAATGAGTGCCATTTACTCCTCCTTTAAGATGAAAGCCCCAATGGATCAGCGTTTACATCCGCATCGCCAACCGCACCTTGCGGTGGTGTTTGTGTTTGTTGAATTGATTTTTGTGTCTGTTCTCTTAATATTTGTATGGTTTCAGCGACATCTAAAGTATCTGAAAAAGTATCTGAAAACAGAGGATTACTCGCAGCATCGGCAAGGTCCTCATATGTATAATCACCTGAAAGAACTTTAGCCAAACCAGCGTTTGCTCTTTGTGTGTCTGTTTCTGTTTTAGTTTTTCCTTTAGTTGCTGCTATCTCTGAAAGAACAATAGTCTTGCCTAGAGTTTCCAAACCAGCGTCTAGTCCTTTTTGAGTGACGTTGCCATCTTGGTCCATGTATCCTTGAGATATAGCAGCTACTTGAGCGTCCGGTAGAAGAGATAGTTCTTTGTATGATTTATTAACGAGTGCTTCTGCTCTCTTTAAATCTAACATATCGCGTTGATACTCCGCAGTGTTCAAGTCAGCAAGCATTCTGTTTTCAAGAGTCATCAAAGAAACTGTTTGTTGGTGAGCATCTCTTTCTCGTGTCAGTTCAGTTGTTATACCGAACTGCCGTTCCTCTTGCTCTAACCTAGCCATAGCCTGATTGTATGCGTTTAAGTTTGCAGCGTCTGCGGCAGCGGCAGCTTTTGCGTCTTTTATCATTGTGTAACGAAGCTGTCTCAACTCTTTAGCATCTTCTCTCTGTTGCTCGTTCAAGCGACTCATAGATTTGCCATAAGCATCAAGACCAAAAGAAAGTCCTTTAGCTATATTTGTTAAGGCATTACCACTTTCACCCGCAGCTATGGCAAGTCCAGCTTGTGTAACAGCCATCCAAAAAGCATTCTTCTTGTCTTCGTCTGCTTTGCTGGGGTCAAAACCCATTGCTTTTTTAGCATCCTCTTCAATCTTAGCAATGTCCACATCTTCAGGAGAAGCAAACTCTCTGTACTTAGAAGCAAAAGTTTTAAAGTTGTCTGTGTTTTCTGAATCTTTCTTTGGAAGTTTTTGCGTTTTCTTACCTTGTTGTATTTTTTCAAGGTTAGCAGCAATTTTTTGTTCAGCAGTGGTTGCTGAAGAAGAACTTCCAGTGGGAAGACCCGGTAACAGCCCCTTATTTTCTTGAGTTTGTTTATTAGAATCTTGTCCCGCAGCAAGTTCTTCTGCTGGAGTGGTTGGTAGTTGACCTGCCATACCTGCTTCCAAGTCGTCGTCCGTAGGGGAATATCTTCTTAGGTCAGGAGTAAATTTCTGATCTGCTCCTGTCACAGGTGAACCAGCAATATCTACTGGAGCATCCAAATCTCTTTCCGCCAGTATTTGTTCCCTTGTTTTACCCACTCCAGCGGTAGGAGCGGGACCTAAATCACCTTCTTCACCAACCGGATAGTCTAAACCAGTAGCATACTTTATAGATTGAATGCCGCTTTGTATTGCGTCAATAACAGGCTTATCTGCCCCTGGTGCAAGAAATTTACCAAGCGTTTGCTTGGTTTGCTCAATGTCTGCACCTATTCGTTGTTTGGCTGCGGCCCCTGTTTGAGATAAGAAATCAGGAACATCAGGACCTATTGTAGCTCCATAACCAGCTTTTGTAAGCTCTTGCACCTGTTGATTGTATGGAAGACCTTTGATACGGTCTAAGACCTGTAAATACGATTCGGGTTTGCGACTACCTTCAGGCATGCCAGCAAACTGTCTCATAAACTGCTGCCCTGCAAGTCTTCTACGAGCTTCAAGTCCGCCGTTTGCACGACGACTTACAGTATCTACCATCTCAGGCGAAGATGCGAGGATCCCGGCTGGAGCACGAGAGTCTGCCAGTACAGTGCGAAACATTTTACGACGTAGAACTTCGTTGTTCATTATGCAGTCCTCGCTGGGCCAAAGAAGTTACCAAAGCCACCAGCCTGACCAACAGCACCAAGACCCGCGATACCGAGTCCGAGAAGTTGTGAGCCAAGGCTCGGATTCGGAGTCGAAGTTGTTTGAAATGTTGACTGCAACGCTGGTACACCACGGAACACATCCGACAAGAATCCGATCTCCTGAAATGGCAGGGCTTGTCGTCCCAGTTCATTGGCTCTGGCAACATCAAAGCCAGCCTGCTGCTGACGTTGTTGCAGACTACCAATACCAAGAAGCCTGTTTATGTCCTGCCCAAACATCTGTTGCTGTGCTTGTCCAAGCCCTGCTTGTAAACGTGCAGCGTTTTGTGCAGCTTGCTGTGCCTGTTGAAAACCCTGTTGACGAATCTGACCAGCAGAACGTGCCTGCTGTTCTAAGGTCTTACCAGCTAAGTCTGCCTGTGCCACACCAAATCTTGAGCCACCAAATGCACCAGACGCTACGCCTTGACCAGCAAGTCGTTGTTGAGCTTTCTGTCCCTGACGTGCAATGTCCTGCATTGTTTGTTGGACAACTTGATCCTCAAAAGGATTCATAAACTGTTGTGCACCGCCGGGACCTGCTAACTGTGCTGCGCGATCTAAAAAGGGCTGATAGCCGCCGATACCAGAATCTGCTAATGCTATTGCTCGGTTCTGCGCATCTGAGAATTCAGCTAGTTGCTGCGGAGAAAAGGGCTGTGGTGTGCCACGAAGAGCCTGTGCCTGTGCAAAAATATCTTTCAGAAACTCTTCCTGAAAGGGAGCGAGTCTTGTTACCTGTTCTACTGTTTGTGTCGCCATTAGCCTGTCGCCTCTAG